TGTTGACACTGGCTCAAATACGTCTTATAGTGATGTTTCGACAGGATCGAATGATACATATTCGGATGTTGCAACTGGATCAAATACAAGTTATAGTGACGCTGCATAGGAGATAATTTATGGCATCTACATTTACACCTCTAGGTGTTGAACTTCAGGCAACTGGTGAAAACGCCGGTACATGGGGAACAAAAACAAATACTAATTTACAAATTATTGAACAAATTTCTGGTGGTTTTACACAACAAGCAGTATCCGATTCAGGAGATACTGATTTATCTGTTTCAGACGGATCAACTGGTGCAACTCTTTCTCATAGAATGATTGAGTTTACAGGAACTTTAAGTGCAGGAAGAAATGTTACAATACCAATTGATGTTCAAACTTTTTATTTTTTAAAAAATTCTACAAGCGGTTCACAAACTGTAACTTTTAAATATGTTTCAGGATCTGGTAGTAGTGTAGCTGTAGCTAGTGGGGCAACTAAAATTGTGTTCGCTTCTGCAAATCATGGTGTTAATCCAGACATTATTGATTTAGGTTTTGGAACAGGTGATGTAACACTTACAGGGACAGAAACTCTAACAAATAAAACTTTAACATCACCTAAAATTGGAACATCTATTTTAGATACTAATGGAAACGAATTATTTAAATTAACGGCTACAAGTTCCGCAGTTAATGAAATAACTTACAATAACGCAGCCACAGGAAACAAACCAACATTTACTGCATCTGGTGGAGACACTAATATTGGTGTATCAATTCAGCCAAAAGGTTCAGGAACAGTTACTATCGATGCTTTAACTTTTCCAGCTGCTGATGGTACAAGTGGACAAGCGTTAGTTACCAACGGTTCTGGGACTTTAAGTTTTGACACCGCAGGAATTTCAACAGGAAAAGCTATTGCAATGGCAATCGTTTTCGGCTAAAAGGAGTAAATTATGGCAAACCCAAATATAGTATCAGTAACAGGTATTAAAGGTGAATCGGTTGGATTTAACCTATCAGCTACTACGACCACAACTTTAATGACTGTTGCTTCAGATAAAATTGTAAAAGTAAATAGAATTACAGTTGCAAACGTCGATGGAACTAACGCAGCTGATGTTACAATTTCAATCACAAAAGCAAATTTTACTCCAGATGGTATATCAAACTTTGATACTTCTGGAACTTTTCACTTAGCAAAAACAGTATCGGTTCCAGCTGACGCAACGTTAGTTTTACTTGATACTCCAATCTATTTAATGGAAGGTGATGTACTTAAAGGTGGAGCAGGTGCAGCATCTGATCTAGATTTATTTGTATCATATGAATCAATAGACGACGCATAGGAGGTAACCGACTATGGCTAACGGCGGAGTAATTGGACCAACACAAGGTGTTACACCTAGCACTTCTGATATTATTACGACTGTAACTTCAAACACACCTTCAGCTGTTACAACCAATGCGGTAACTACAAAAATAGATTTTATTGTAGTTGCAGGAGGAGGTGGCGGTTCAGGAAAAAGAGGTGGCGGTGGTGGAGCTGGTGGTTATAGATCATTTACATGTATTCCAGTTAGCGGTAGTTCTGCTTTAGGAGCTGTTACTATTGGTGGTGGAGGTAGTGGAGTTGGAAAAGACAATGTTGGTAATTCAGGGAGCAACACATCATTTGTTGTTGGCTCTTGCACATACACTTCTAATGGTGGTGGAGGTGGTGGATCACAAGAGCCCGGAGGAAGAGCTGGAAATGCCGGCGGTTCTGGTGGTGGAGGTGGAGGAAGCTCTGCTTGCGCTGCAGGAGGAGCAGGAAATACTCCTCCAGTGAGTCCTCCTCAAGGAAATCCAGGTGGAAGTGTAAGTGGTGGTGACCACGGCGGTGGTGGTGGCGGTGGTGCTAGTGCAGCGGGATTTAATTTTACTAGTGCTCCAGCTGCTGGTGGAGCAGGTGTTGACATAAGTTCAACTTTTCCAGGTTCACCCATACCTGCAGTTGCAGGTGGTGGTGGCGGAGGAAATAAAGGAGACTGTGGAGCCCCTGGAGGAACAGGTGGTGGTGGAGCAGGATCTAGATCTTTCCCGGCTCAAGGTGGTGGTAATGGTACAGCTAATACTGGCGGTGGTGGCGGTGGAGATGGAGACGCTAATCCAGGATCTGGAGGTAATGGTGGATCTGGTGTTGTAGTTATAAAAGAACAAGGTCGAAAAGCAGCTGCACCAGGAATTTGGGATTTAAATGAGGTGTATGATTTTGTAAAAGCAGGCACTTGGACTAACACTTAATTGACTATAACAAAATTATTTTGTATATAAGATAAAAGGAGTATAAATATGGCACATTTTGCAGAAATAAAACAGAAAACAGATCCGACAGGATTTACATCAGATACTCATTGGATTGTAGAAAGAGTTATTGTGGTAGGAAATGATATTTCTACAGCAGCAGGACCACTAGGAGATAATGACATGCACGTTGATGGAGAAGCGTGGTGTATTGATTTTTTTAAAGGTGGAGATTGGAAGCAAACTTCCTACAATCATAATTTTAGAAAAAAATATGCAGGTATTGGAGATATATATGACCCTGCAAAAGATAAATTTTTAACACCACAACCTTATGCTTCATGGTCTTTAGATAATAATGATGATTGGCAAGCACCAATAACATACCCATCTATAGAAAATGACGGAAATTCTCCTCCAACTTGGTTTTATGTAATTAAGTGGGACGAAGATGCATACAACGCTGACAACACTAAAGGTTGGAAAGCAACTAAATCAAACGACGAAGCGGAAACACCAACAGTTTACGATTGGAACGGCACAGCTTGGGTGTCCGCATAGGAGGACACGATGCCTAGAAATAAATCTGGCTCAATAAACGGTGGTGTAATCGGAAAAAGCAATAAAGCTTCTTTCGGAAAATGTACTGTTACATCTAAAACATCAAGCGCACCAAGTGCACTCACAACACAACCAGGAACCAGAGTTATTAAAACATTAATAGTTGCCGGTGGAGGTGGAGGTGGTGGCTCTGTAGGATCTGGTGGTGCTAATGGTGGTGGCGGTGCTGGTGGAGTTAGATGTTTAGAATTAAATGTATGCGGTGGTGCTGCTTTAGGAGCTGTTACTATAGGTGGTGCAGGTTCTGCAGGACCTACAAGTTCACCTGGAATAGGTGGAAATGGTGGAGACTCTTCTTTAGTAATTGGATGTACAACTTATACTTCAACCGGTGGTGGCGGTGGAGGTGGAGCGACTTCTGGTGGAAGAGATGGTGCTGATGGTGGTTCTGGCGGTGGTGGTGGAGCTGGTGGTGGATGTGGAGGATGTGGAACTGCTTGTCAAGGAAGTGCTGGTGGTGACCAAACTCATAGCCCTCCTGCCTTTGGAGGAGGTGGCGGTGGAGGTAAAAACGCTGCTGGTGCTGATGGTACATCAAGTGCCGGAGGTGCTGGTGGAGCAGGAACAGATTTTAGTTCAACATATGGAAACATTGGCCCAACATGTTCAGTATTTGGTGGCGGTGGAGGTGGTGGATCTTACCCTGGACCAGGAACTCAAGGAGCTGGTGGAACAGGTGGTGGTGGAGCTGGTGGAACACCAGGTGGTAATGCAGGAGCAACAAACACTGGCGGTGGTGGAGGTGGTTCTGGAGAAGGTGGAACAGGTGGAGCTGGTGGTTCAGGAATCGTAGTCGTAAAAGAATTAAGTAAAGCAAGTGGTGTGTGGTCAATGCAAACTCAATTTCAAGCACAAAAATGTGGAGCATGGCCTAGAAAAGTCGTTGAAGTATCAAGTGTAGAATTTTTAGTCATAGCCGGTGGTGGTGGCGGTGGTTTTGGTGGAGCAGGTGATGGTGCTGGCGGTGGTGGTGGCGGAGGATTTTTAACATCTTTTTGTAATTCATGTGCGCCCACAATAACAATTGAATGTAGCGCTACAATAGTAGTCGGAGGTGGTGGAACAGGAGCTGGATGTAGTACACCTTCTCCTAATGGAAATGGAGTTGATTCTTCTTTCACACATAAATGCGGAACAATAACAGCTACAGGTGGTGGTGGCGGAGGACCTGTTGGTTTTGCTGGAGCCCCTGGAGGTTCTGGTGGTGGTGCTGGTGCTCAAAATTCAACTGCTGGATCTGGAAACACTCCTCCTGCACCTTCTTCAATTGGAGGACCACAAGGAAATTCTGGAGGAACTGGAAGTCCAGGAGGTTCATCTCCTAATAGTAGAGGTGGATCTGGTGGTGGAGCTGGTGGAGCCGGAAATCCAAACGCAGGAGCTGGTGGTAATGGAAAAGCTAGTAATATAACAGGATCACCCACAACATTTGCCGGTGGTGGTGGAGGTGGTGAAAGAGCACCAAGTGGAGCTGGTGGAGCAGGTGGACCTGGAGGTGGTGGAGCAGGAGCAGGTAATGGGGGTCAAGGAGGAAACGGATCGACTAACACCGGAGGTGGTGGAGGTGGTGGTGGAGGTAGTTCTCCTGGAAACACTAATGGTGGATCAGGAAAAGTTATTTTAAGATTACCAAGTGCTGCAAATGTAAGTGTTACTCCTGGTTGTAATTCAACTTCAACTCACCCAGGTGGAGACAAATTAGCTACGTTTAATGTTTCTGGAACATTGACAGTCACTTAAAAATAGATATATTAAGTTTATAAAGATATATGAACTTAACAAATTATTACTGGTATTTTCAATCAGCAATCCCTACTAGAATTTGTGATGAAATAGTTAAATACGGAAAATCTATTTCAGATCAAATGGCAGTTACAGGTGGTTTTAATAATGGTAAAAAATTAAATAAAAATCAAATTAAAGATTTAAAGAAAAAAAGAAATTCTAATATTGTTTGGATGAACGATAGATGGATTTATAAAGAAATACAGCCGTATGTTCACTCAGCAAATGCTAGTGCAGGTTGGAATTTTCAATGGGATTATAGTGAGTCTTGTCAATTTACTAAATATGAAAAAGGTCAGTTTTATGATTGGCATTGTGATGGTTGGGATAAACCGTATCAAAGAGAAGGTAACGACCCAGCTAATGGTAAAATAAGAAAATTATCTGTAACTGTTAGTTTATCAGATCCAAAAGACTATAAAGGTGGTGAGTTAGAATTTGATTTTAGAAATATGGATCCTGATAAAAAACCTAACATTAGAAAATGCACAGAGATATTACCTAAAGGGTCTTTAGTAGTTTTTCCTGGATTTGTTTGGCATAGAGTGTGTCCAGTAAAAAAAGGGTCAAGGTATAGTTTAGTAATATGGAATCTAGGATGGCCTTATAAATAATCATGAAAAAAGAATTTCCAAAACAATTATATTTAGAGGAATATTTTAAGTGTCCCATATGGTACGCTGATGTGCCTGAATTCGTTAAAGATTTAAATAAAGCGTCAGATAAGTATATCAAACAATCTAAAAAAAATTTAAAAAAACAAATAGAAAAAAGAAATAAAAAGTTTGGTGACAAAGGAGATATGGGTCATGTGTTTCATTCAACTTCTTTAATTGATGATCCTAAGTTTAAAGATCTACAAAATTATATTGGTGCAACAGCACATAATTTATTAGGTGAAATGGGTTTTGATTTAACAAACTATCAAGTGTTTACAACAGAATTATGGGTTCAAGAATTTGCAAAACAAGGTGGTGGACATCACACATTACATACACACTGGAATGGACACATATCTGGTTTTTATTTTTTAAAAGCTAGTGAAAAAACATCTTTACCATTATTTGAAGATCCAAGACCAGGTAACATGATGAATCTATTACCAGAAAAAGATAAAACAAAAATTACTCATGCGTCTTCACAAATAAATTATAAAGTACAACCAGGTAGAATGATATTTTTTCCATCATACATGCCACATCAATATGTCGTTGACATGGGTTATGAACCATTTAGATTTATACATTGGAACTGTCA